CCCATTTTACTGCAATACGATTATTTGTATTTTTTGCCATCTTTTAAACACAATTATACCACTAGTGCTACTAAAAGTCAAGTAGCAAAATTTTTTAGGGTTAGATTACATAACTGTAAAGTGCATAGCGCACTGCATCAGCCATGTGACTAAAACGATTATGCTTTGGGCGCTCACGAGTTAATCCCTCACGATCATCCCACTGATATTGATCTAGCATTGCTAGGACATGCTGACAACTACTGTGCACCTTAAATCTACCTTGTTGCACTAGAGTTTGCACATAGGCAATGCCTGGTAGTACATCTTTTTTAGCACGAGTAGTACTCAACTCATAGTTGTAGGCTAGGTCCGCTGCAAATTGTGCAGCTGCACTATCAATAAATATGGTTTCTATACCATATTCTGCAACAAACCTGTTAAAGTGCTCAGCATGCTCACGTGTAGTGCGCTCCGATTCTAGGTAGTCCTGCACACAATAAAAACAATCTGTAGCATAATCATAGGTAATAGTTACCCAAGCTGTTTCGTCTTTATAACCTGGGTCTAAGCCAGCAATAGTTTCACCACGTAAGTCTGGTAGTTGGTCTAGCACATACTCCTGCCGAAAACCTTCATAGATTTGACCCAAGTAGCTGGTAAAGCTGGCCATGTACTCCTGCTCAAACTCCGCTTTAGGCATTGAACGGCGTGCTTCCTCCACGTCCGACTCGGCCATCCTGGTATTTTCCGTATAGTCCGCTTGTATACTTACCCACTCTGGAAAGTTGCTGTCAAAGCCACGCTGAAAAAACTTTGAAAACCAGTTGTTTTTACCACGTGGTGTACTAATAAATATTGCCTTACTATTAGGCTTGTCTAGGGTAGGACGTAGTTGTACGTTAAACGCCTCCTCACCTCGCTCACTCAGGGCAGCCTCGTCAAATATAATCAGATCATAACTACGCCCAACTGTACTATCTACTGTACTAATAGACCCCATGCGAATAGTCGAACCATTCGACAACTCAATTACCTTGTCTTTAAGATTGTCACGAGTAACTTCCAGGTCAAAGTGCTTTATCAACTTGCGCTGCAGCTCAAAACTTATGCTCGATAAGTTATAGTTTGGCGATATAATTAGCACGTTACAATTGGGCACTAGTGTTACCAGTTGACCTATAACATTGGCTATGTAGGTTTTGCCCAATCGTCTGGCAAGCGCTGCACATATAAAACGATAGCTGGGGCTGTTGACTGCATTGACCAGTGCAATCTGTGGACGATTGATTGTATCGTAGATGTTTAGTAATCTAAGGTAGTTGTCTATAGGCAGTTTAATAAATCGCTTGCTGGCATCAAACTCGTATATATAATCGCACTCTACATCTGTTCTGCTTACTGTTAACACTAAACACCTTCACCACTAATTAATTTATGTATAAGCTGGCCGTACTTGGTACCATCACCGCCTTCATTGATCTGCACGTTAACCTGCTTGCTGGGACCTGGGTTACCTTGTCGGATCTTCTCCAGCTGTATTTCACGGTCTAGTAAATCCATGCTCATTTTATGGCTTAGGGCTAAGAGTTCAGCAATGTCTTTTGAGCTGCCCACTCCAGCTTCATCCAACTCCTGAAACTTTTGCTTGATTATGGCATCCATGGCCTGACGCATAAGAAAGCGGTTGTTGTAGCCGGTGTCAAAGAATACCTGATCGATATAACCACGTACCTCACGACGAGCTAGTGTGGTTGTTACCAATTCGGGATCGATGCTTAGTTTATGAGCAACCGCTCTGGCATCTTGCAGTTGTAGGTAGCAGTTGGCAATTTCCAGTGCTTCTGGACTAATTTTTAGGGTTTCTGCGGGCAGGTGAGTGGTCATGGTTTACTCCAATTTTTATGAGTGTAGCATGTTTGGAGGTTTAGGGTCAAGCATAGATTTTGGCACCTTAGCTTGTTTGGAAAAATTTCTTGAAGTACGCGTGTGGGAGGGCCCACCGCTATAGATTACATAACAGTCCGATAACCGCCCCTGTCCACCTAAGTATAGCAGTAATTTTTCGGTTCTGTCAACTACCACTCGTCGGCTGACAGACGGCGCTTGCTAGTTGCTAAGATTGGCGTATAATGAAGATTCTTTCAACGCAACAGGAGTAGCTAAAATGGCAACAGCCAAAGCCCCTAACTATAGCCCTGAGCAGACTGCTCAGATTGTAGAACAATACCAAGCTGGTATCAGCGTGGATCAGATTGCCCAGACTATGGGCCGGACTGTTCGCTCAATTGTAGCGAAGCTCAGCCGCGAAAAGGTTTATATCGCTAAAGAATATAGAACTAAAAGCGGTGAGACTCCAATTAAAAAGGATGTTCACGCTGATTTTATCGGCGCAGCTCTTAGGCTCTCAGAGAACGATATAGAATCGTTAACAAAGGCTAACAAGAGCGCACTGCGTGCAATCTCGGATTTTATCCGTAACTCTGCCAACTAGGGTATAGGGGCACAAGCCCCTATATAAACATTATGAAAAATATAGCACTTGCCACTGATCCAAAAATTATAGCGTTCAATCGTCGTGCTGAAGTTGCCGTTGAGGAACCGTTACAGTTTTTTATTGTACCTACCGACTACAAAGGTTTCATGTGGCTTATAAAAAATAGAATCTTGGGTCGCAAGCTCACTGGGCCTAGCTATAATCGTCAATACAATACACTTACTGGATCGATGCAAGAATGAGAACACTTACCCTGGCCTTGTGGCTGTACGTTATGTTTATGATAACATTCCTTGCACGCTACTGTTTCACGTGAAACAGTAGCGCACACAAAAAATATACCGCTATATTTTTTATAGCGATGGCGCCAAAATTATAGCATATAATTTTAGGCCGTGTCAAGCCCTAGAGCTGCCGTTTGTCGGGTAGGATCGACCACTGGTCGGCTGATGTATGGCAGGTTCTGCTGGTGTGGGCGGTAGGCTAAAAGGGCACTTGCGCTTGCACTGCTAGCTAATGCGTGTATAATAGATTCTGTTGTAGGGCATGACTCTAGGCGGCTAGTAACCCCGCCTACCCTCGGATAGGGCCGATAGGGCAAGGGCAGACAAGTTAAACCTTACAACATTCTAGACTTTATAAGGATATAGGTTATGAAAAGGATAGCGATCTATGACATGGATGGCACAATCGTTTGCAGTATGCACAGGTATCGTACCATTGTTGATAACGGTATTGAGCGCATTGACCTCGACTACTGGCGTGCTAATGAGTATCGCGCACTTGAGGACAGTTTGTTACCATTGGCAGAACAATATAAAAACGATCTCGATGATCCCAACTGTATTGTCGTTATTGCTACTGCCCGTATTTTGCGGAACGCTGATCGTGCATTTATTTATAGCAAACTAGGCACTCCCGATCATATCGTTAGCCGTAATGAAAATGATAACCGTTCTGGTGCTACCCTCAAGATTGAAGGACTAAAACGGATTTTCAAATTGTATAGCAACTTAGGTTATCATTTTAATGACGCTGTATTTTATGAGGATAACGTAGCATATCTTAAAGCGGTTTGTGATTACTTTAACATTAGGGGTGTTTATGTTCCAAGCAAGCAAGGGCATTGATATGAAAAATGTAACGGCTGCGCAACTTTGGGCAATGCAAGACAAATTTTGCGACCTGTATTTTGATATATACGGCTATCGTCCAGATTTTGGAACAGTTAGCGATTGGAACGATTTTCAATGGCTGAATCGCATGTATGATAGCCTTTATAAAGAATATAACAGTTTACCTGAGGAATTCGATTTGGTATAGGTTTCACGTGGAACATGGTTCCACGTTATAAAAACCACACCGATATAAAATTTATATCGGTGGCGCCAAATTATATTATATAATTTGCAGGCGTGTCAAGGCCCAGACCGACCGTTCGTCGGCCCGTAGCTACCGCTGGTCGGTCGGATGTGCGGTGGGGGCTAGCCGACGGATGGCAGGCAATATTCGCACTTGCGCGGATTTTGTGCTATAATAGATTTTCTGTCACACAACAAGGTTATAAATTATGAAACGTCAATACTTCGCTGTTCTAGATACTGAAACAACACTCAACGATACCGTTATGGATTTTGCAATTGTTGTGTGCGATCGTCACGGCAAGATTTACAATAGTTGTAGCGTTCTAGTTCGTGAGTTCTATGACCCTGCTACACTGTTCCATGACAAAAACAATAACGGTTTTTGGGCTTCTGCTAATCTAGAGCGTCGTCGTGCTAATTATCAGAACATGCTAGATTCTGGTACACGTATGCTTGCGTCCGTGACTGCTATAAATAATTGGATCAATAAATGTATCGGTACTTATGACCCTATCTTAACCGCATACAATCTAGCTTTCGATTCTAGCAAATGTGCTAACTCTGGTATCGTTCTAGATTCTTTCACTAGCCGCTTTTGCCTTTGGCAAGCCGCTGTAGGTAATATCTGCCGTTCTAAAAAGTATAAGCGTTTTGTGCTCGACAATCATCGTTTTAATAATGCGACCGATAAAGGTAATATGACATTCAAAACCGATGCCGAGACTGTTGCAGGTTTTGTAACTGGTAACCTTATCACTGAACCCCACACTGCACTTGAGGATGCACGCGATTTTGAGATTCCAATCCTACAAAAGATTGTACGTTCTAAAGGTTGGCGCGATCGCATCGAGCCCTATGACTGGAAGAAATTTCAGGTTAAGGATCATTACAATGTTTGATACATTCGGCGTTCTAGGTTCTATACTGCTTGGGGCTTCGGCCCTGCCCCAAGCCATTGAATCCTATCGTTCTAAAAATTCAGACGGGCTAACACTAGGTTTTATAGCGATGTGGTGGACTGGTATGGTTTCCATGACAATCTATATCGTGCCCAAGGGTGATATGATTCTTATAGCAAACTATATTGCCAATCTAATTCTTGTAACAATTATTGCGAGGTATAAATTATGGCCGATTCGTTGATAAAAGTTGTAACAGCCGCTGTTACCCTGCACTGGGCCGCTATGCAAGAATTGTGGCCGCAACTAAAAAAGCATAGCGTTCCAAAAGTTAGAATTAGCAATCGCATGTATCGCACTGCGGGCTTAGCCCACTGCGAGGTGCATGAGGTAGAATTTGCTAGCAAATTTTTTAACCGTTATAAAGCTGAGATGCTTTGCGTTATTGTACCACATGAGCTAATCCATGTTGCAGATTATATAATTAATGGCGAAGACCCAACCGACTTTTGGCATGGCCCTGACTGGAAACGGATGATGCTAGAGTATGGTTTGCCACCAAGTGCAACCCACGAATATTATATAAATAAAAACGAGCCAATTGTGAGGACGTTATAGAAACAATAGCGGCACTAGCCGCTATAATTTTTTGTATATCGCTCTAGGTTATAGAATTTAGAGCGATGGCGCCAAAATTATGATATAATTATATCATAATTATTGTGCCCGCGTCAAGCCCCGCAGGGTGCCGTTCGTCGGATGGTGTCTGCCGATTATCGGGTTGGGTTGCCGCTGATCCACCTGACGAATGGTAGGCCAATTGTCGTCCTGACGACATTCTATCGGGCAAAAGGGCGTATAATAGATTCTGTTGCAGGGGACATGGGGTCGAAACTGCAACGGTTCTAAGGAGTAGAACATGGCAGAAAAAGCCGTTAACTATACCGCCGAGCAGACTGCTAAAATTATAGCAGATTACCAGGCAGGTGTCGCGGTCGAGCAAATTGCTCAGGCAATGGGTAAAACCGTTCGCTCAATTGTAGCGAAACTTTCTCGTGAGAAAGTTTATGTTGCAAAACAGTACGTTTCAAAAACTGGCGAAAAGCCTGTTAAAAAAGATGTAACGGCCGATGCTATCGGCGCGATTCTGCGACTATCGGAAAACGATATAGAATCGCTAACTAAGGCTAACAAGTCGGCTCTTAAAGCGATTTTCGATGCCCTAGCAAATAGCCGTCCGTTGTAAATTTTGGAGCACACCCTAATAGGGCAGTATTGTTCAGCGGTTTATAGCCGTGGGTGTGCTTCCGTTCTAAACTCTAAAAGGAACTACTGTTATGGAAAAAATGACTAAGGCTCAAAAAATCGTTCGCAAAGACTTGCTTGCCTATGTTCTAGAATCTGGCGGAATTGTCCACACTCGCCCACCTGTAGGCGATGAAAATGGTTTTGCTTTTGTAGCGATGCCTTGTGCATACAATGCGCGTCATGCTAAATTTTATGACGTTAGTTTTGCTTGGTGCGCTGATAATGATAAATTTGATCGCAAAATTGGAGAGTTATTAGCTCTAGAACGTTTTATGAATTGCGAAACTACCAAGCTTCCAGGTTATATACTTGATAACATGCTTGAAATGGATTTGGTAGACTAAGGTTCTAAAAACCATAACGGCCCAAAGCGGGCCGTTATTTTTTCCTGAACGGTTATAAATTATAGAATTTATAGCGACCTGGCGCCAATTTTACCATGTAAAATTGCGGCGTGTCAAGCCCTTTTCCTGCCACCGATCGGACGCAATCGACCGTTTGTCGGGTCGGTTACCAACGATATAATTTATATAATTTATAGCGATATTGCGCCAAAATTTTACCACAAAATTTTGGCGCGTGTCAAGCGTTTTCGCCGCCGTTTGTCGACCCTAAACCGCCGTTGGTCGGACAATTTCCATAACGATCAAAATTATATAATCCAGAACAATGCCGCTA